TATTTAACTTCTTTTATCCAAATGAATTGTGCTTTGATACAAATACAAGTATCTTTAAAAGATGCTTCGCTTCCGTCTTTGTATATTACTGTTGTCGGTTTCTTAACGGTGTCCATTTGGTATATTCCCCTTGTATTCTTACGCAACCTTTACAGGCAGGATATGTATCGCATTTAGAACCATTAAAACATACGGTATCGTCTTGGCTCTTACCAGTATTATATGACGTTCTTGTTTTATGACTCATTTTTTGTATTTCTTCTCTATTATATAACCTAAATAAACATCCCAATGGTGATCGCAATAGTTTTTACAGCCGGCTCTATACTTAGACGCTTTGTCGCATTTCTTACCATCAGTTTTCTGATCGCATTTCCATTTCTTTGGCATCTTCAAGCTCCTTTATTAATACCTCTAAGCTATCATAAAGATTCTTTTTGTTGCACAAGGCTAACTTTATTATTTCTTTTAGTCTTTGTATTATGTCCATTTATTTCCTCAGGGTTTTTGTAGCTTCTCCAATGAATATTCTTTTGCGCTTTTTTAAGCCTTGTTTCCATTCTTTTGTTATATTTATCTTGTAGGGTTGACATATGAATATTCCGTTACTGGATATAGTTTTGGTTTAAGTACTCTTAAATAATATTTTCTCATGAGTGCTTGTATTCTATTTTTATTATTAGCGTAATATTCTTGGCTTTGTTTGTTGCATTTGTCTTTATACTTAGCATAATATCTTTGGTTTTCTTCCGCCCAAATATCTCTTTGGCAACATATACATATATTTTCTGTTTGTATATATTTAGATCCGTCTTTTCTGGTTCTGGTTCTTTTGTGGAAAGCAATATCTTTGTTGCTTATTCCGCATACTCTACAGGTACGGGTTTTGTGAATCATTTATACCTCCTTAAACTCTATGTTAGGGTTTATCCTCTGGTTGATGTTCGCAAGTATCACAACCTTCTGCTCCGTTACATTGTGGATATGGTGCTGTGCCACAGATATTTGGTACTCTATAATCATATTTAGTCCCAATTAAACTAAACAAATCCTCTCTAGCTGTTTCTATGGAAACCTCTTCATTTAATATATCTAATAAATATCCAGAATGATATCTCTCTTCCCATAAAAGCAAGTCCTCTCTTGTAAAAATCTTTGTAGCTACATTTATTTCTTTATCCACAGCGACCTCCTTCTTTAAAGTTAATGTTAGGGGTTACTCTATAAGGCTGTTTTATTTGTTTGAACCATCTTTGTTCTGGAAAAGTCTTTCCACATTCCAAACATATCTCTGTGCAAATATCCCCTGAACAGCCACCATCTAATAATGACATTATGGGTACAATGCCAACTCTATGCCATCCTATAGCGAAACAAGATTTAGCACATCTTCCTTTCTTTGGAAACTTATTTATTGCGTATTCTTCTATTTTCATTCCTCAAACCTCACATTAGGGTTTAGTATAAATCCTCGCTAAATAATGTATTCCCACCGTACCCATCAACAGATTCTATTCCTGATTCATCTTGAAGTTTTCTTCCTTCTTCCCGTGTAACAAATCTATTCCTTGAAGTTATAAAGCCTTGAATTGCCTCTTTTGTATCTGGTTTCTCGTCTGTGAATGAACATCCAGTAAAACAATCTCCATGCCTATGACCTCTAATAATCTTTCCGCATTTAAACTTTATTGCAGCACATATTACTATCTCCTTAACATCACAAAGACCGCTATCGAGTATTGCTTTGGCAATGTCTTTAGTTAGTAATCCAGAATATTCTACACTTCTATCATGGTTTTGATGTTCATGTATAGTCCAGTTTATAATCTTCTTCAACTGTTCTTTAGTCATTATTAATCTCCTTGTGGATAGCTTGGGCAAGTTTATATCTAATAGACGGTCTTAGCTCTGGGTATTTAAAGTCGTTATCATCGGCGTAGGCTCTAGTGAATTTAGCTAGTACCTTCTCCAACCTCTCTACAGAAATAGATGATCTTGTGTTCCATGCGTTGATGACTTCATTCTTAGTCATAACTGGTGTTCCGCAATATCCACATTTAGTGTTCTCGCAACATATTGCCCAACCAGAACAATATTCATCTTCTGAAAAGTCTTTTAATGTTGCTATCCCTCCGCAAAAAGGACATTTCTTAAGTTCTTCCATTACTTACCTCCTGTTAATTGTTCTGAACGACCTCTTTTAAATGCTTTGTTACAAATCTTGCAGAATCTTCTGAATGGAGTTCCTTTTACACCACCTCTAGGCTTACAATCATGTGGCGGGTATTTTCTTTTATCTTTTAAAAAGTTCTTTGGAATATCATATGTTTTCCACCAATATTCTGCTCCATCAGGCAAACCCATACCTACTCCTTAGTTAATTGTTCTGGTGAGATTAGAATACTAAAACAACCGCAGTCTATTATCCTACAATTTATGCAAGGATTTCTATATCTATGGAGTGAATACCACTCTTTGTTAAACAAGTGTCTAATATTTCTAAAGACTAGTTTCATTTACACTCCTCCCGATTATAACAAACTTTGCACAAGCCTTTAGAATGATGCCTTATTGTTTTTGTTCCACAATTTAGACAACAATCATGTTTCCTAGACCACCATCCCTTAGCTCTTAGTGCCTTGAACTTAGCCTTTGTTACTTCTCCAGCTTTAACATTATTATTTATTTTATCCATTCTCCTATGACAACTACAGCAAAGCATAATGTAATGAGTTCTATCTTCTTTATGCTCGAAGCCAGTTCTTAATGCCCAATTATATTTAGTAGATATACCTCTGCAATCTTCACCTTCACACTTGTTTGCTCTGCCATAATAATATCCCAACCAATGATGTATAGAGCTATAATCACCGCTTCTTATCTTGTGAATACTATGATTCTTAACAAATTGCCCTTTTTCATTTCTATCTTTATTCATTTACTTTGTCCTTACATTTATCACATAAGCCATTGATTATCTTTTGTATCTCTGCCTTAGAAACATAATCATCGGGCAATCTGCAAAGCACTTTGTAAGCATGGTAATAGTCTTTCATAAAGTCTATAGCTTCATCAATATTTGTTATGCTTCCATCAGGTACTATCAACTTGCAAATAAAGGCTTCCCATTCATCACAGGCTTGGTTATACATTGTATTCTGTTGCCAAGTGTCATTATCTAACTCTTTACCCTCTGATTTTCTTATTGGTTTATCCATCTTTGCTCTCCTTCTTACATAACTTCATTATCGTGTCTTGCCTAACCCTATGGAATATTGCCCTTAATCTCTTGACGGACATTTCCCTTAAATCTGTTTTACGTCCCTTCCATGCCGGTAGAATAGATTGTATTAAATCCTTCTTTGAAGATGGTACATAGTATTGTGAGTATATTCTATTCATTATTTTTCTTCTCTATTACTTCAAGCACATCTAAGATTGCATTCATAAAGTTGTCTAACGCTTCATCGTGGGTAGTTGCCCTGTCTACAATTTGTGGCTTATTATGTTTCTCTAGGAATTTATTGATTCTATCTCTATTCATCATCTAACTCCATTATGTTATAATCTCTTTTGCTTATTTTCTTTCTAAACATTTTACAGTTAAATTTATTGCCAAGTTCGTATCTCTCAAGAAAGTTTTCTAATCTGCCATGCATAAATATAAATTCTCTTGCATCATGCCAATACATTGAATTGTTTCTTTTAAGATAATTGCTATGATAGTCTTTGACAGCTTGACGTATTATCGCGCCGACTAATCTTATTATTCCTTCTTCACTATATGTCATTATCCACCACCTAATGATTTAACTGCCTCGATGAAGTCTACGTTGTTTAGTTTCATAATAAAATCAATCGAATCACCATCTAACCCGCATCCGAAACAATGGAATCTGTTCCGTTCTTTATAAATAAAGAATGAAGGAGTTTTCTCGCCGTGGAAAGGGCATAGTGCCATTGTATATTTGCGTAGGTTGCGTTTCTTTTCAAAACTATATAGTTCTTCTATCGGTACATTCCTTGCACGTTCAACATCTAGCCTTTCTCTTTCGCTTAATCCCTTTCTAGCCCTGCTAGTTCTATCTTTATATAGTTTGTTGATCTTTGATAGTAAACTATATATCTTAGTTTCTTCTTTTGGCATATACATCTTTACAACCGCTGTAAAGAAATCCCTTTCAAGGTCATTTGGATAGTCTTCTTGTATATCTTCTAAATGATCTAGCCAAGGCTTTAATGCTTTTTTTATTCTTCTTATTTCCCTTGGCAATATATCGCTACACTCTAAAGGGAACGCTTCTACTATATCGTATGCTGTTAGTTTTTTAATGTGGTTTCTCATCTGAATAGTTCCGGTTGTATATCTCGTTTTGATTCGTTTAGGATGTGTAGTCCTAATTCTGGTGTTACGCAATTTCTTAAAGCTAATATTTTATTTATTCCTGAATATTTATCTAAATTAAAACCATGTCTCTTTGATAATTTCCTTATTTGATCTTCTGTCGTTTCAGGATTCATTCTGCCAGTTGGTTTAATGTAATCACTCCCAAATTTTTTTAATCTGCTTATATGAAAATTGCACCAGAAATAATGTCTTTGTATTTCCTGTGGTGGAATAAGCGGATCATAAAATGAAACAACATTTTCTATAATATATTTCCCATTGAAATAATGTTTGAGCAGAATGATCTCTTCATACAATTTCATATCAGGATAAATTGGCTTACTCCCATTATTACAAGAAAAATTCTTCCTGAAACAAGAATGACTTGGACAAGGAGGACTAGACCATATAAAATCAAACACTTCAAAATGATCCAATAAATAAGCATGGGCATCATCAACCACCATTTTATCTTTAGGAAAAAAATCTTGGTATATCGCTGCAATCTTTGGATTCATTTCAACCGCGGTAACCTCGACATCTTCCCAGAGTTTACGATTCCCACCTATTCCTGCATATAAATTTAATACCTTTATTCTTCCCATGCCACCACCTCTTGTTCATCCCCTTCAAACCATTTCAAACATCGCCAGAATCTTACACTACCAGTCCGGTATTCTTGTACGCCGTTTGTAAACTTCTTATGGATTGTTTTACTGAGCGTCTTGTCAGACGCAGTTTTATACCCGTTCTCTTTTGACCATTCACAGTACGCTTTATATACGTCTTTCTTTATCAGGCTAGAATCTTTTGCGAAAACTAAATTGTCTTCAACAAACGCTAATACAGGGTTGTTGTCCCGCTTGTATTCATCTAGCAATGCAGCCATTTCGCCATCTTCTGTGAAATATCCTTGCTCATTTAACCGCTGTAGGCCTTTTAACATCCACAAGAATATACCGTCAAGTTCTTCTAGCAGCTCATTATACAGCTTTAAGTTCTGTTCTGACCGTGTAAATTCCCGGTCATATGATACAATTAACACTCTGCGGTAAAACGCCGATGTCTTATCGCTTACATAAGGCAGCGCATTCATAGCAAATATTAGCTTACAAAACGGGTTAAACGAGAAGGGCTTGCCGTACTTTTCGTCAACTGTTAGTAAATCACCACTAACAATCGATTTGAAATTAGCGTCATTTATCTCAAGGTTAGCTTCACTCTCAAGGCTTAAATTGGCTAACTTGCCAAACATCTCAGCTAAATAGTGCCTTTTGCCTAATTGAGATACTGGAACTGATGCTATATTAGCCCTTCCAAGTATCTGGCTGAATATCCTAAATATAAGCGACTTGCCGTTTGCTCCCTGGCCATAGTTAATTAACGCTTTTTGGTGTGAATTGTCCGTTGTTAGGCAATATCCTAGGAATTCTTGCAATATGTTGATTTTCCATTGCTTGTCCATGAATATCTCGGCTGTTGTGCGTTCCCACTTAACGCAGGTGGCATCTTCTCTGTATGATACGGGTAGTTGAATGGTTGAAAGGTATTTCGGGTCGTGTGGGGCTAATTTCATCGTTTTTAGACAAAACATTCCGTTTTCTAAGTTAATAAGATCCGGGTTTGCGTTGATTTCTTCCGGTTCTACATAACAATCAACAGACATATGGTGTTTTACCTCTCTTGCCCAGCTTTCTTTGTACTTATCACCTAGCAATTCTTTGATGATTTTGCATATCTTTGTATCGTTCAAAAGCTCAAAAACGCCACTTTTTTTATATATAAAAAAGTGAAAACTCACACATAAAATTTCCCTGTTTTTTAGCACTTTCTGAGTTATCTTGGCTGCGTTGAACTTGAAATCGGTCATATTTTACCTTGTTTTTGTACTTTTTGTGCCATTTTCGGGGGTTGATGACGCTTATGACGCTTATTTGCCCCAAACTATACTACAATATATAATATTTCAATACTCTTTTATAATAACTGTCATAAGCGTCATTCTGTTGTAAGTTGTTGATTTTCAACGATCTGTAATGCAAAAAATTTGAAACTCAAAAAAATAACTGTCATACGTATTGTTAACTACAGCGTTTATCATTCTATGCCATGTTCTTCGCAATGATCATCATAGCAATTATCACATACCATTTCACCATCTATTTCTTCCATTTGATAATCCGTATCATATATATCACCACACTTGAAACAAGTATTCATGCTCATAATATACCTATCTTATCATGGTATTCTTGATCCAATTTATCGCTATCCATTTCAAATAATACTACGTTGTAACGATCAGCCAATTCTTCCCGCTTATCTTCATTCGTCTTCATGCTTAGACATTTGCTTATTTGGTTCTTTACGAACTCTACGCCTTTATCCATTATATCCTCCCCATTAAAAACCCGACAGAGCCAAGACAAGCTTGGGTGAGTGGTAAGCACACATCTCTGCCGGGGGGGTATTTTGTTTTTATTTGTATTTGTGATCTTTGTATCTTGTCTTGTTATGCTTACCATAATTAATATTATAATACTGTTCCCAATCTTGTAAAGTGTTTATTTTATTATTATATTAATTTTATGTGTGGTTTGTCGACGAGGTTTTTTAAGCTAAAAAAAAAGTTAAAGTAATTTACTATATTTCGGTTAATTATATTATAATTAAAGTAACCAGGGAGATTTATGGACGTTGGAAGACCTACACTCTATAAGGAAGAATATAATAAGAAAGTTTTTAAGTTCGCACTACTCGGCTTAACCGATGTGGAAATGGCGGACTTTTTTGATGTATCTGAAAAAACATTTAATAATTGGAAGCACGAATATCCAGAATTTCTACAGTCCATAAAAAGGGGCAAGTCAGATGCAGATGCTAATGTAGCCAAAGCTTTATATAAAAGAGCTAACGGATATTCATTTGATGAGATAACAAAAGAACGAATAGGTGGTGCATCTTCACAAAAGAAAAGACATAAAGAAGGCGAAGAATTTACACTCACAGAGCAAGACTGGCAGAGAGCATTATTGTTGTTTGATAATTCATGTGTTTATTGCGGTTCAAAAAACAATATAACCAAAGATCATTTTAAGCCACTTGCTAAAGGTGGGGAATATATAAAACAGAATGTTGTTCCGTGTTGCAAATCTTGTAACTCAAGTAAGATAGATAATGATGTTCACGAATGGTACCAGAAGCAAACTTTTTATAGCGACGAGAGAATAAATAAAATTGAAGTGTATTTAGAAATGATGGAATCATCTCCTATACAAGTAGGAGAATTGTTTGTAACAAAGACCGTTAAAAAAGAAATTGCACCAGACACAGCCGCAGCGTTTATATGGTTAAAGAATAGACAAGGTAAGAATTGGAAAGATCGTAAAGAAACCCTTGTGGATATAGGAGAAAATGCAGACGAATATTTCAAAGCTATTGCCGATGCGATAACAAGAAGCGATACTAATGAATAAGATAAATGATAGATACGGAAGATGACTATCACGTTAGATTCAATGGAGAAAATGAAGCCAATGAGGCTTCACTCGCTGACACCGATCCAGGTCCAGTATTACCGGGATCAGCATAGATTTATAGTTAACCCAGCGGGTCGTAGAAGCCGTAAGACATTGATTGGCAGACGTAAGCTCTTTAACAAAGCGTTGACAGAACCAGGCAGATATTTCCATGGTGCTCCTACTTATAAGCAAGCTAAAGATATCTTTTGGGAAGGGTTAAAGAAAGATAGCCGTTTATTGCTGAAATCCAAGTCAGAATCAGATTTGGTTGTTCGTTTACTTAACGGATCTGAAATACATATTATAGGGCTTGATAAGCCGGAACGTATTGAAGGGCAAGAATGGCACGGTTGCCATATAACTGAGTTCGGCAACCTTAAGGGCATTGAAGCGTGGAATAGTAACATTAGACCAGTTCTTTCAGATACAAATGGTTGGGCATTGTTAGACGGTGTACCGGAAGGTCGTAATTTCTATTACGATGTAGCATTAAGATCATGTGGTGGGATTATACCCGAATCATTGCATGGTGTTGGTAGTTATGGAGAGAGCGGTGATTGGGCTTATTATCATTGGTTCAGTTCAGACGTATTGAATGCGGAAGAAATTGCTACAGTAAAAGAAGAATTAGATGAACGTACATTTAGGCAAGAATATGAAGGATCGTTTGAGAGTTACGAGGGGTTAGCGTATAAAGAGTTTGGTGTTCACAATCTTGATAGTTCTTTGATAGAAGATACAAAAGAAGGATCAATAGTATCAGTAGGAATGGATTTCAACGTAGACCCTATGACAGCTACATTAGGCCATATCAAAGGTGATACATATGACCAGTTTGGCGAGATATGGTTAAACAACTCAAATACGTTTGAAATGCGGGATGCTTTACTTGAGCGATTCACATATCCATATAGGGTTGTTATATACCCTGATTCAACAGGTAAAGCTGAGAACTCAAATGCAACAAAGTCTGATCTAGCTATACTCGAAGACGCTGGATTTACCATAATGGCACATCCCGGCAATCCGAGACAGAAGGATCGTATTAACAATGTCAATTCATTCCTTAAAGATAGAGATGTAAACACTAAGTACAAAGTAAACCCTAAAACGTGTCCAAAGACAATAAACGATCTTAACAAGAAAGAGAGCTTACCAGATGGACGCTTAGACAAGAATCAAGAGAAAACAATGCAAATAGGCCACATGTCAGACGCTTTAGGATATTTAATTTCGTATAACTTCCCAATACAAAAAGGTATTATCACGGGAATACCAGTTAAAGGAGCTTAACCATGGTAGATGAAAGAAGAATTAGGCAATTAAGGGCAAAAGGATCTAGCATCAGAGAAATAGCAGAGATATTAAAGATCAAACGCAAAGAAGTGGATAATGTTTTATCAACGGTTGTAGAAGCTGAAAAGGTATATGAGCAACAAGCTACAGAGCGGGATAACGATTTAAGAAAGACTAAGAGAAAAGAAAGAAAAGCTAAAGCAACTCCAGCATCTACTTCTGTAAAGAAGGTCGCCGTAAAGAAACTACCCTCAAAAGGAAAATAGATATGTCTGGAATAAAAGCAATTATAGAGAATCCGCATCCTATATATACCAATAACGTATCTTATTGGAATTTCTTACTTCAATCATACGAAGGTGGGAAGAATTATACAAATGCGACCATATCAACAGGAGCAAGTAGGAATGGTAACATTATCTCTGAGCTATTCACAAGTGTATGGGCTGGTGGTAAGAAGATAGAGAATAGCACCGTAGAAGGTAACTTGTTTCGTCATGCTAGAGAAACAAATGCAGATTTCGCTACCAGAGTTAAGATGAGTTATTACTATAACTTCTGTGCTCCTATAATCGACATCTACACAAATCATTTATTTAAGCAACCGATACTTGAGGAATGGGGAAATATAGAAAAGGCTGTCGAGCAAAGGGAATCTGACGTTAACCGTATGGGCGATTCAATAGGTGAGCATCGTAGCGATCTATTTAACTTAGCACAAGTATATGGCCATATGTATACCGTAATTGATTCACCAACGCCAACCGGCACTATACTCAACCTTAAAGATAAGATGGACCAGGGCCAGTTCCCTTACTTCGTTGATTTCCAACCTCAGAATGTTATTAATTGGGATTATGATAGGTTCGGTCAACTTAACTGGATTGTATTGCTAGAAGTAGGCAGCAACAATGCTGACCCGATGGCTTATAGCAAAGAAAAGGCTGTTAACAAGAATTATAGAATGTGGACACGTACTGAATGGATCTTATACGATAACGAGTATAAAGAGCTTGGCAGAGCATCACATAATCTAGGGATTGTACCAGTAACAATAACATTTGATAAGAAAAGCAAGAGTGTTAAGAATATGCTTGGTATTAGCTCTATTGCTGACATAGCATTTATAGCCAGAGATGTATATAACTCATGTTCTGAGTTAAGGCAGATACTTAGAGATCAGACATTTTCGTTTCTTACACTACAGGGCAAGTCAAACGATTATAACCAATTAGAAGTAGGTACGAACAAAGGTTTATTATATCCTGAAGGTATGAATGCACCTGGGTATATATCACCAGAATCAAGCAATGCTGAAACGTACTTTACCCATATTGCTAATCAAGTAACTAAGATGTTCCAGATCGCTAAGTTAGAAGGTGGCTCAGCTAATCAAGAACAAACAGCGGTACAAGAATCAGGTACATCTAAAGCATGGGATTTCAATGAAACGAATGCAGCACTTACTCAAAAGGCTGCTAATATGGAAGACGCTGAAATGAAGCGATGGGATATCTTCGCTAAATGGGAAGGTCAGAAAGGCTTTGATGGTAGTGTTACTTATGGCACAAGTTTCGATATCCAAAGCTTAACTGCTGACCTAGATGAAGCGGAGAAGTCGTTAAAACTTGAGATAGGTAAAGAGTTCAATAAAGAGATTAAGAAAGCAATAGCGAAAAAGAAATTCCCAAGGATGCCAGATGATAAGATGGATGGAATTCTTGCTGATATAGATGCTAATGAAGGCCGTGAAGAAGGCGGATCTTTATTAAAGAAATTAGGTTTAAAACAAAAAGACGGCAACCTGCCGGAAAAAAAGGGAGTAGACAATGTTCCATTTATTAAGAAATAATCGTGGTGAACTTGATTTAGGTGGTAAAGAAACATTTACTGCTACAGAGGTTCAAGAGTTAATTACTAAACAAGTAGATGGTTTAGTACAACCCAAGATTGATAGTATTGTAACAAATAGGTTAGCTCAAGAAAGAAACAAGTATACCGATTATGATGAATTAAAGAAATACAAGACCGAACAAGACGCAAAGCTACAAGATGACGAAAAGAAGAATCTTGAAGAAGCTGGGAAGTATGAAGAAGCACTTAAAACAGTAAACACCAGAATTGGCGATTTAACCGGTGTCATTACAACTAAAGATAACATCATCTCTGATATGACAATCGGGAATAGTCTTACCGGTGAGATTGTTAAACAGGGTGGCTACCTAGAAGAAACTTTAGCATTGCTAAAAGCTTCTGCACAGCTTAAAGATGGTATCGTTACCATAAAAGGTAAAGATGCTAATAATCTTGATAAAGACTTAACTGTCGAAGAAGGTGTAAAAGCTTTCTTGACTGGCAGACCACATCTTGTGAAAGCTAACGCTAATCAAGGTGGTGGGGGATCTGGCTCAGCTGGAAATGAGAATTTAGATGGAGCCGGAGGAGGAGTTGGGGGAGAGGACCTTGTATCTCTCAACAATCTGCTTACAAAGCAGACATACTCAAATGATTTCAAAGGGATGGCAGATACTAAAGCAAAGCTTACAGCTTTAATGAATAAAGAGGGTAGAACAATCTCCGCTGGTATTATTGCTTAGTTTTAGGAAAATTAATTCTTAAATCATAGGAGTAGCAAATGTTTAAATTTTTAAATAAAATATTAAATCTAGATAATCGTGGTATGGCTGATACGACTACCACAACCTTGACGGAATGTATCCCGACAATGGTAACTAATGCGATTCTTGCATTAGAAGAAAGAGATGTTGTAAGACCTTTAGTAACGCTTGACACTAAGCTATTAGGCGGACCTGGGGTTGTATCTGAAACACCAATAATTGCGAAACTAACATCTGATACTGACGATTCGTTAGCAGCTCAAGCGTTAGATTCCACAACTGTTGGAAATGATACATCACCTAGTTCAGCTACTGTTGGTGTTCATGGTTCTTATGTTCAATTAAAAGAAATTGCTGATTTAGGTTCTGATGACAATATGGCTGCCGTTGCTGGAGTTCTTATTGGAAATAGTATCGTAACAAGACGTGATACTGACTTAGTTACATTGTTTGCATCTTTTGCAGAGAATGTTGGTAGTGCTAATGTCGATATTACACCTGGCGATCTTTATGACGCTTATGGTGCTTTAAGAAATGGATTTGCTCCATTACCTTATGAGCTTGTTATGCATCCTCTTAACATTTGGTCATCTATTGGGCTTATCAGTTTATTTGATAATTCAAATGATGCTATTCAGACTAGAGGTCCTGGAACAGTTGGGGAAGAATGGGCAAGAGCAGGATTTAGTGGTATGGTATTGGGATTCCGTCTTTGGGCTGATGCTAATATTACTGTTACATCTAACAACGCTTCTGGTGCAGCATTCAGTAAACAAGCTATTAAATACACGCCAAAACGTGGATTAAAGTTTGTTGTTGAAGGCGATGCTTCTGAAGTTGCTGACAAAATTGTTGGAACAGAAATCTGGGGCGAATCAGAATTAAGAGATTCTCACGGAGTTGAAATGCAGTTTAACCAACAGCCATAGGTTGTTGTTTTATTAATTAGTGGGTGGGGAGAGGTTATCTCCCCATCCAGTCTAATAGGAGGAATAACCAATGTCAGAAGATCATGGAATAACAAACGCAAATACGTCAGTAGTACCTGAACCGATTAAAGAAACACCGCAACAAACAATATCTAGGTTGAATCAAGAGAAGAAATACCTAGAAACAATTATTAGTACTCAGCCTAAGATTAGCGCATCAGATTCAAAGTATATGCAAGACATGGATTTCTTTGCTAAGCAGAAACAAGGTACTAATAAGATTGAGATGAAAGACATTACCGATCACAAGAATATATCTTTATGGACACCTTGGGGAAAACGTATAGGGCCGATGCATCCAAACAATGCAAGATATACTTATAGCAAGTTCCGTAGGTTAGGAAGAATGCTCTATACTACTAAACCATCAGAGTCTGAAATACAAGCATATTATAAAACACCTGAATATATCACGTGGAAGAAAGCGCATGATTTAGATAGAGAGAAAAAGCGAAATTCTAAGAAGGGTGCTGGCTTAGATAAAGTAATTGACGCAATGGTTAATATAACAGGACAAAACCGTGCTGATATTATATCTATTATGGATAAACCAAAAACATTAAAGGTATAGTCAATGCCATATTATAAACAAAAGATAAGATGTCCAAGACACTTTATGTTAAGGTTTGGCAAAGACCCTAGAACTGGTTTATCGTATCACCCATGGAAAATGCAAATAAATCCTACGTTGAAGAACTTACCAGAATGGGCATTTCAGAAGTGGCCTTCTCTATGTAAGTTTGTTCCAGCTAAAGATAGATATGGACGTAAGATTAGAGATGATAAAAGCTTTTTCCAGCCAGAGATGTCAGCTGCCTATTTCGTACATCAAGTATATGATCCAAAGAACACAATATGTACTCTACAATGTAGAGGTCGTTGTCTTGAAGGGTTAGCAATCAAAACACATAAAGATAATAAGCGTATATGTGGTGTTGGAGTACAAAGTGTCTAATAAGTTATACCCTATTGTTTATTTATCATCAACAAAAACTGCATCAGCATTTCTATTTGCTGGTGCAGAGATTGTTGCACGTCCTTTCTCTAGGTATACATTCAAACCTAAAATTACAAACTGGCGATTACCAGATCAGACATCGCCTGTTGCCGAAGCTCTATTAAACACAGATGGCGAGACACTATTGAATACAGATGGTGAATCACTATTCAACACGGGGTCATAATGAAAAAATATATCTTTATTGTAATGTTTTTACTTACCACAAGCTTTGCTTCTGGGCAACAAATACCTGATTTAAACGCTATTCCAGCTGTCGCTTCCGGCGATCTATATTACTGCGTTGATGTAAGTGATACGACAGATAGAGCAGAAGGAACGGGTAAGAAATGTACTACTGCACAAATGCAGACGGCGATTGATACCGATACCGATACAACATATACGGCTGGTGATGCGCTTACTTTAACTGGTACAGATATTGACTTTGATGGCGGAGCTACCCCAGGAGGAGAATTAGGTGGTACATGGGCAAGTCCTACTTTAGACAACGACGCATTAGATGACCAATATTATGACGCAGAAGCCGATCTGACTACATTATTAGATGATAATTACCAACCTTTAGAAGCAACACTCACAGATATAGCAGATGGAACGATTGCGGAGAATCTTGTAAATACTACTAATCCATGGGCTGATAATGAGGTAGCGGATGATATAACAGTAACAGATAACTGGACAGATACAGAAAATACAGCAGCAGGGTATACCTCTAATATAGGCGATGTTACTGCTGTCTTTGATTGTGCAAGCGGAGATTGTAATACCATTGTTGTTGAAACAGGAGAAACTTTGAGGGTTGATCCTGGTGGAGAAATTGAAGCATCAGAGGTTGTTCTATCGGTTAATAATGATTCTGGCTCTACAATATATGCTTGTACGGCAGTATATATTAGTGGCTTTGATATTCCGTCTAATCTTCCCGAAATTAGCATTGCAGATTCCGATAGTGCTGGGATGCCAGCTATTGGATTAGTGAAAAGCGATATTGCGAATGGTGCGAGTGGAATGGTTATAGTTATAGGAGATGACGAGAATTGGGACACGTCTACAGGCGAAGGATGGACAGTTGGTGATTCACTCTATATTAATGATAGTGGAACATCAGCTAGTGATGATTGTGGAAATACTTTAACGAATGTTAGACCAGCAAATGTAGATGACGCAGTTCAGAAGATCGGTTCTGTTATGCGGGTTCATGGTGTATCTGGAGAGATAGAAGTTTCTGGAGCAAATAGATCAAATGATGTACCTAATCTTGAGAGTGCTTATTTTAGAGTAGGTAATGCAACTAATGTATCAACGGCAGTTCAAATGAGTGATGACGCAACAATGACTAATGCTGGTGTTGTTTCTGTAGTTGATTTAAGTTGTACGGATTGTGTTAATGCAACAGAAATAGAAGATATTTATTTATTAGATGATGGTGATACTGCTACTGGCACATATGACTTTGGTGGAGCAACACTTGAGGTTCCAAACGGAGCAAGTTGTACTGGAACAGCGGAAGGTCAGATATGTTGGGACACAGACGGTGATACGTTATATGTAGGTACTGGTAGTGCTGTATCAGAAATAGGAGGTGGCAGTACAGCTCTTGACGACATAGGAGATCCAGACTCTGCAACCTCAATCTCAATGGATGATAACGAAGCTATTACTCTTACAAGTGCGGAAGATACTGGAACGGTTTTAACTATAACCATGACAGACAATGATATGGCTGGTGATACATACGGACTAGATATTATTCATGCGGGGGATGCAAATTCTGTATATAAATTTATGAGATTATATGATAACACTAATGACTTACAACTAGAGATTTCATCAAATGGGAATCTCAATACTGAGGGAACTATCACTTCTGGGAGTTGGATGTTGTCTGACTATGGGTTAATAACTAATAGAAAAACAAGTGATTCTGCTACAACAACTGCCGAATTTGTTTTCCAAAGAATAAGAGACGGATCTCCAACAAGCAACGTATCAGATGAAGATTATCTCGGAGAAATTCATTTTAAAGGGTATTACACAGATGAATATTCTAGTGGAGCAACTATTAGGGCTATTGTTGATAATACACCCGGTGAAGATGATATGCCTACAAGGTTAGAATTTCTTACTTCCGCAGACGGTTCAGATGCACCTGCTCTTGCTATGGCTATAGACGCGGTAGGAAATATAGATTTTCAAAATGGAAATGTAGTTACTACTGGTGCTGTAGATTTCGGTGGAGCAACAAGTCTTGAGATACCAAACGCTGCAAGTTGTACTGGAACAGCGGAAGGTCAGATATGTTGGGACACAGACGGAGATACACTTTATGTGGGCACAAGTTCTGCTATAGTACCAGTTAATCCAGATAAATCATTAGTTGGGTTTACAATAACAAATGGAGATACAGCTATAGATGATACTGTAACTGATCCTGTTTCATGTGTCAGAATAAGCCACGATATGCTTATATCCGCTTGGTATATTATTGCAGACCAAACAGGAAGTATAACTTTAGATATATGGAAAGATACTTTTGCTAATAACCCACCTACGAATGCTGATTCAATAGCTGGCACAGAGAAACCAACTATAACAGGAGGGGATTCAGCTAGTGATACATCTTTAACTTCAATGACTGTTGAATGGGATGCTGGCGATGTTGTTTGTACCGAAGTAGAGTATGCAACTACAATGACAAATGTTTATGTAGATTTTTATGGTAAAAACAGATAAGGAGATAGTATGGAACGAGTTTATAAATTAGTTTTATTGTTTTTATTAGTACCGACAATATGTTTAGGTGCGGTTAATGAGAAGTATTCTTATAAGGATTTTATGAATATTAATTTTGTTAAGTTAGATGCTAAAGAGTTTAATAACTCAACTATTATTGGAACTAACTTTTATCAATTTGAAAAAGTTAAAGAAGATATATTTCCAGACGGATTAGTAAATGTTATATTTGAAAAATGTAATATGGATAATGTTCTTATTAAATCTGGAATGACAGTAGACGACACCAATAGTAAAAGATTGTTAAAAATACAACAAGACATGGAAGTTTGGGTTTTAGATGAAAGTTTAAATCCAGTAGAACCAATAGATAAACAAAAATTCATAGACTTAGGTATAAGTATTGAACCTAAAGATATACCATTAATAATAAAAGATATATCTATTACTGAGGAGAAAGAACGTGAAAAAGAAAGTCTTGACGCTATTAATAGGTAGTTTATTCTTTGCATCAATTTGTTGGGGAGCCGCAGCAGATATGGCTGTAACAGTTGCTGGAGATGGAGATGGTTCTGGAACTGGTGTTGATGGAGTTACTTTAGAGTGGGATAATGCTATGAGCTTAGCTCAATGGGAAACTGATTGTGAAGGTTCTGCTGAAGCTGGGGATAGATATTTTGTAGCATATGGTACATATACATTAACCGATGCTTTTAACTGTAGTACACAAGACGCAGATCCTACAAATAACATAAGAATTGTTGGAGTTAAAGCTGGTACTACGGCAGAACCTCCGACAACATCAGATTGGGCGTATGGTACCAGTAGACCAACTATTGCTGCTGCTGCAAATCATTTGGGTGGTGGAGACCACTATGGATTTTTTAATTTTATTATTACTACAACACAGGGTGATGGATTCTTGTTAAGGGTACATGGAACAGCTTACAATATTAAATCAACTAATACTGGTGCAGCTGGAGTAGAAGCAATAAGAATGGAACACTATACTCGTGTTACTCATTGTGAAGTAACTTCAACTAACGGAGTAGGGTTGGAATCTGGATATAGGGGAAATTCTTCAAATATATACGCACATGATTGTGGAACAAATTGTTTTGAATCTGTAGCATCAAATTATACAGTTTTAAATAGTATAGCAGATACCTGTGCTACTGGAATTAATGTAACTGGCGATGTGCAAGGTATTATTTCTGGAAACACAATATATGGAACAACTACTGGAATCGCTGGTTCTGTAGGAGAGTTATTAATTTTAAATAACCTTATTGATACAGCAACAACTGGAATATCTTGGTCGGCTACGTCTTCAGGCGTAATCCTAGATGGTAACTTATATAGTAATATATCTGGAAGTGATGTTTCCAATGTTGTTAAAGGACCAAATGCAGTTATTTCGGATATAACGTTAACTGCTCCAGCAAGTGGGGATTTTACATTACCGGATAGCTCTGGTGCTGAAGATGCTGGTTTACAGTTAGATACTAATTTAGGATTAACAGGAGATTACAACTGGAATATAGGTGCAGACCAAACTGATACACAAGCTGGTGGTGGTGGAAGCGTTACAGTAGGATATGGATTTACACATTAATGAAACTATCTACGGAGCAACATTAAGTGGGGTAACATTCAACTAGGAGAGAATCTATGAATGGCGACTTAGGAAAGGTTTATAAATTGATTAGTGACGTAAAGATAGAGCAAGCAACTATATCTACTAGGCAAGAAGAACGACATTTAGAGAATATCGCTAGAATGAAGAAGTTAGACGCATTGCCATGTCAAGCACATGGAGAAAGAATTAAGATGCTGAATTGGGTAGTTTGTGGAGTTTTAGTTTTCGGTATTGTTTTAGGTCTATGGATTAAAACTATTAGTTCTTTATAAGGAGTTAGCTAATGTCTAAGACACCATGTGAAAGAATAAAGCATTTTAGAGCATTCTTAGAAAGATGTTTTAAGCAAATATTAAATATGTTAGATGAAGTAATAGAGGAGATGAAAAAATGAAACAACAATTCCTAGAGGATAAGACAGGTACAATTAGGTTAACAGTTTATCAAGACAATAGGCCAGTAGTTCCTACGTCTGCTACTATTGTATTAAAGAAACCAGACGGATCAGCATTACAAGCCTCTATCGCTGTTACAGCTATTGATGCTACTACTGGCGAAATGACTTATTCATTAACAACAACGCATACAGACGATAAAGATTTAGATTATAGAGCCACTTGGAGTTATGTTGTAGATAGTATTACTTATACAGAGGAACAATTATTTGATGTTGTGTTAAGCCGTTTATCAATTCCAATAACAGATGATGATATCTTTGGTGAGCTTGATAGTCTAAGGCAAACTAATCCACAAGCAATAGGTACGGCTACTGCCGGTGCAGCTGGTACTTTGACCGATACCGCTCGTAAAGAAGCAGACGATTTCTGGACTGGTGGAGTTATAGAAATATTAGAAGGTACGGGCGAAGTACAGAAAAGAGATATTACGGATTACGTCCAATCAACGGGAGTTATATCAGTTAGCCCTAACTTTACAATTACGCCAGACACTACAAGTGTTTATCGTGTTGTTAAGTCTTATGCCAACAAGATTATAACTTGTTTTGAAAAGTTTGAACAAATGCTTTATGATAAAGGTAGCAGGCATGAATTGATTATGGAAAGTTCTCAAATAAGAATCCCGTTAATATATTTAGTTATACATTTCATTGCATTAGATTTAAGAAAAGATGTCGACGACAAATGGGATATGATAGCTAAAGATTTCTGGACGAAGTTTCAAGATTCTTATAGTAATTTAAAGTTATCATATGATACAGACGAAAGTGGTACTATCGAAGACGAGGAAAGTCAGTTTGGAGTAAACCAAGTAAAGATATATAGAACATGAAACTACCGTTCTACATGAGAAATGTAAAGACAGAATTTAAAGATGGCCAATGGGTTATGACATTTTCAATGAATAGATTTCAAGTATTCTGCCTTGTAGTTTGTTGTTTGTCAAAAATTATTTATAGGAAGGTATTTGAACATGAAACTATCAATTAATATATTAACTTGGAATTGTTTAGAAACATTAAAGGAAAGTTTACCTTTAATAATGGATGAAATAAAACTATTTAAAGCTGAGTGTATAATAGTTGATAATGGTTCAGATGATGGTACAAAAGAATATATGGAAGGGCAACAATCAATATATAAGAATTTAATATACAACAGGAACGAAGTTAATTTAGGAATATCTAAAGGAAAGAATATAGGGATTAATTTAAGTAATGGCAGTTATATCGTATTACTCGACGCTGACATTGTTCCTGTTAAGAATAGCATTAGAATGTTTGTTGAATATTTAAACAAGAATCCAGAATGTATGGCATTAGGATTTAGGCCAGACGAGTGGAGTAACCAAAAGAATAATAAGTTTGGTCAAATGTTTCATGAAACAGAATTGCATACATTACATAATGTAGAACCAATTAATAGAGCTTGTATATATTATGGTATTTATAGGGCTTCATTGTTTGAAGATGGTTTAAGGTTTAACGAAGAAGGCGAGTTTGGTAAACCTGGATATGGTTGGGAAGATCATGATTTCTATGAGAGAATGAAATCTAGAGGGGTGATTCAATATGTTGCCGATGTTAATAAACCCAATGGAAAGTATTATCACGCTATTAATAGCAGTATTCGTGTTATGGGCAATGGAGAATATATGAGAACATCAAGAGAACGAGGCAAGGAATTTAAAAGAATATGGAAAGAGTAATACATA